ACATTTAAACGATCTGCCATTTTATCTGTCTCGTTTTAAAGAAAATTGTATTGATACTTGTTCTGAAGTGTTTAACACAGTAAAGTTTAAACTCACATCGTAGGCATTATTATCATAGTTTGCTTTTATAGTTATTGAATTAACCGAAACTCTAGGTTCAAAGTTAGTTAATGTTTGTTCTATTTCCCTTTTCAATGCTGATTCGGAAATAGGATCCATATTTTCAAAAAGAATTCTTTTTATGTTTGATCCTATACTTGGTTGAAAAAGTCTCTCATAGTGAGAAGTCTGTAATAGATTCCTTATTGAACCTATCACAGCATTTTCATCTAACAATTTATTCACATCTTTTTTAACAGGATGTGAAATGAAATTCAAATCCAAGTCTTTATATTTTCTAATTGAATTTGCTATTATTGTTGCCATCTTTTATTTATTAGTTATTTGCAGATAGTTTGTCGATATATGCTTCTGTTCCTACCAAATTTCGTATTAAATAGTCTTGAGTTGCACCAACGTTTTCCAATCTGTCCACTTTATCATAATCTTCCAAAAGTTTTAATCCTTCTCTATAAAAGTTCCAATCATGATTTCTTCTAGTTTTGATGAAATTTTCGTTTGAAGATAGTCCTAGCAAAATTGTATTTGCACTAGAAGAACTTATATTAGAATAATACACATTATGAGTGCCTGTCTCGTCCGTGACAGTCTGTGTTCGTATTGTTCCAGTTAGAATGGTAATAAATGAGTTTACAGTATCATTATTTGCTGAAATATCTGATCCGACAAATAAACTGGTCATACTTCCTAAAACTGGAGTAGCATTTATTATTCCGTCAGTGCTACTCAGTAGCATCACTAGTCCTTGACCTAAATTTATAGCTTTTTGATAGTCAGGAAAATCTTCAGCACTGGTAGCATTTTCTGCTATGATAGCCGTACTTGTATTGACTCCAGATACATTATTTGTATGATATGTAAATGCGGTTATTTCATTCTGTAAATTCGTCGAGAATGATTCCAGATTAGCTGATATTGCTAGACTTAAAGTATCAAATGTGTCGATGGAAATGATTAAATTGGAAAGTTCAATTGCTTTCTGTTTGTATATTTGCAACGACTGTGATAATGGATTTCTAAAATAATTTGTTTGTGTAATCGATCCATTAGCTAATTCATTTTTTTGCCAAGACTTTAGTGGAATAGGATTTTCACTCAAAAATTCTTTTGTGCTGTCACTTAAATTTACAGCATCACCAAATTTCGATGTGTCAAAATTAAAATTTAAACGATTAAATACATTTGCACCAGACATTTTTTATCCTAAATCATATAACGAAGCGGAAAAGAAGTTGGACCTTTGAAAGCCATATGATTATGAGTATTAAATTGTACTCTCATCATAAACATTGATCCTATGGCATCTCTTATCATTGGAGCAGTGACTAAAACACCAGCCTTAACTGTTAAAGGGGTTGCAACTGGAAATCCAACAGATAATCCACCAGATTCAGAAACAAAACCCAATGGACCAGCAGTAACTTGCGTTCCTGCATTAACTTTAGTTCGGGCAGTAATCATATCGGCTGATAGTGATCCTTCCGTTTGAAGATCGGAATCTACCATTACAAAATCAGCAGCACGAAGATAAATTGAGCCATTTGGTATAAGACTCTCCGGATTTCCAGAGTTTATCGATGTGTCTTTTAATGAACTCATAATATGTTCACCAACAACTGTTCGTGTACAATCTCCTCGAATTTCTTGAAAATAATTTCCATCTATTCTTTCGTATTTGTTTCCTTTAACATGGACAATACTATCACCTTCAATCGTTATATTACACACACCTTTTATTGAAACATTATTTTTACCAGCAATTATTTGATAATTATCTTTGATGACTTTAGTGGTCATATCACCATCAGAATGCATTTCAAAATAAGTGCCTATGCCATCATTTTTAGCTCCACCATGTTGTATACGCACTCGTTCGCGTCCAGGCGTATCGTCCATTTCAAATAAATGTCCACACTCAGTTTGTCTAGATTTGTTGAAAGGATAAACAGGAGGATTTTCAACACTTGCTTCGGACTCTCGTTCTATCCAAGAATTGTCTGATGATGGTTTTTCCATTTTATAGCCTAAAAGATTTTATTGTACTACTAGCTTGACTTGCCGTTGCCGCAGTTTCAGCGGCAGCAGATGCAGTTTGAACTGCTATGGATGTTGTTTGAACCGCAGCAGCAAATGTATTTCTAACTTCCTCGAACACTTGTGTAGCATCTGTTCCTAGAGACACACCTTCCGCATCTTTAAACAATTCGCCAAAACCGATGGCTAATGATCTATAAAGTCTAGCAAGACAATCGTTAAGCATAGCAAGTATTTTAGCAGGAAGTGACAAAATATACTTTATCATTTCATTTACTTGTTTAATGAAATCTTGTAAGACAAAAAGTGCATCATTGACTTCTTTTAAAAATTTTTGTACTTTCTGTAAACTGCGAACTACATTCTGTGCCAATTCTTTGAATCTTGCTGAGACACCATCTGGTGTAATTCCTAGTGTTGCAAGAAGTGCTCTAATACTTTCACGAATAATTTTCATCAACTCACTAAATTTTAAACGCACCCAAGATGCTGCTCTCTTCATATCTGCTGAAATATCGCAGACATGTACTCTGTTGTTATTTGATTTATCTATTACAGAACCTTCTATTACACCTCTTCCTGTTGATGAAAGACTTGGTTGTCCTGCAATTCTGGTTGAATTGAGTGGATGTAATTTTCCATCATTAATCAAAAGTGTCATTACTTGAGGAGTAGTTTTCCAGCCGTCAGGAATAGAATTAATTTTTCCATAAACTAATGGTCGCTGTTTTTCAGCATCCAAAAATGTACCCATGACGATATCACCAGGAATAACATCTATAATCGTTGAAGTGTCAGTTAAAGAGTTAACAACTTCTGACCAAGGTAGATCCTTATCGTCAACATTCAAATATGCTGGAATCCAACGTACCTTTAGTTCATTTCTTTTTTCAATTGATTGTCTATCAACAACAATTCCGAAAATTGTTTGATATTGATTGTTTAAATTAACCATTTGCTACCATTAAAGATGTCTGTTTAACGGAACTCTTATATACATCATCATGAATTGTAGAATCTGTTATTATTTCCATAACTGTCTCATGTCTATTAAAAGATAATATGTGTCTCGTAGCAGCGATCAAATATTTGCCACTAATCGTTTGATCCAGATTGTCGCCATCATTTATAGTTTTTTCAGTCAATTTTGGTATCAACATATTGACTGTTTCACCCGATGTTAATATAAAATTTCCTGGCATAACAACTCTCAATCGTCGATTCATGAAGTTTTGTATAAGTGCTTTTCTCTCAATCATGTAATTGTATGTATCATCTTCCTCATTAATGGTCGTAGGATTAGTTTTTTTAATGTAATCCAATCTTCCAGATAGAGCATCGGAAAAATGAACTACAATATTCGAATCCGTCATTTGAGTGTTCATTCTATTTAATTTATTTTGAAATAATCCCACATTCGGCGATCTATTTGCATGTAAACTTTTTCCATAGATGTCAAAAAAGTTGGCTGTTTTCTTCACAACTTTTCCAGCAGTTAAATCTATTCCATAAAAAGTAGAACCATAAAGCCCTGCCTTAATGTTGTTATCAATATTAAACTGTGTCAAAACCTCAATCTCTCTAGCACCATTAAAATCTTTAAGCATATCCTCTTCTAGTACATTTTTAGGCTGATAGTTTATCGTAGTTACTGGCTCTTTGGAAATCAAACTGGAGAGACTGACAAAATGATATCCTATATTATTTTCATAAAAAACAAATGTTGGCGATTTCTTCTGATTGATTGCCTTTTTGGCACACAAACTTAAACACCAAAATGGCGTTTCGAATGGCATTATTATGTGTCTTATTCCTAGAGTGTTCTCGATAAAAATTCTATCCGATTTAACTCCCAAATATTCTTGAAATATATTTCTGGCTATATCAGAGTATGGTTTTTTATAAAACTTACTTATTTTTTGTTGTTGTGAAAGAAAATATTCTTCTGATGCAAAATGCATAATATAAGTTTCTGTGTTTGGATTTACAGGTTTTCTTTCTGTAATTTTGTATATTCTAAATGTCTTTTCCAACTTAGATAAATTTTTTGTTTTGCCAATAGACATTTTTATAAGTTCTGTTCCATCGAACATTAACTTATTAGCTAAACCCAATGAGTCTCTTATTAATATTTTTCCAGTTATGCAAGGATTGAAAATGGAGTCAAAAATATGAATCTCTTCGAAAAAAGAAGAAATGTCGATATATCCTATTTTGCTAACAATACTAAGTTCTTCAATTTCAAATTGGGTTGTGTAGTTGATATTATCTGCCATTAAGCATAATCCCCTCAAATTCTTTTTCAATGATAGCAACATTATTGGGTTTCATCAATTTAATCTTTCTCTTTTTCTCATTTAACATATTTTCATAGTCATAGTATGTTCGGTATTTTTTTATAACTTCAAGTTTATATCTAACATTGTTTACTAGTGTGTGTATCGTTTCCGTATTGCTCAGACTATTGTATGTTGCTTGATCAATATCATATTCTTTCTCAGTTATTTCTCCAGTATCCAGAAATGTACCTCTAACTATTTTGTAGTATGAATGTATATTCTGCTGTGCCCAAACAATTCCTGTTTGACCTGGAGATGCATTATTTTTATATTTCTCTTCGATTGACAGGTTCATCGTCCTATAATCTAATGGCCATTGATTCTTCACATCAATAATGTCATTTAATTTTAATATAATCCAATGTTTCTCAACATCACCATAATACTTGTGGGCTAATATTTCTGGCGTTTCTCCTTCTTTCACATCATAAAAATAATATAGAATACTGTTATCTTTTAACTGATTGTCGAAAGAAAAAGATACTGTTATATTAGTTATAGTGTCTAAAGAATTATCTTCTTTTAGTCTATAAACAGTTTTTGGAAATTTATTGAAATATTTTGCCATATTTTTTAAATTGGTGGTGTGTCAGTTGTATTACCGTAATATCTTCCATTATAATATTTCTCTTCAAAATCCATCTTTGTCATCACTCTTGTTTCCATAAAGTTCATTGTAAGTCTGATTCCCACAGGTGTTCCCGTACCGCCAAATTCTGGTTCATTTCTTCCAGGAACTTCATAAGCATGATATCCATTTGGAGCATAATCTGTCTGTAATGAAGTTAATACACAGGTTGTCAATTTTGGTATATTAGGATTGATTTTTCCATTGTAATAAAACTCTATATCAAATTCAGAAGGAGGTACCATGAAAAATCCGGCTGTTCCTGCCATAATTTCTGGTGCCTGATGAAAATTCAACCTCTCAATAATTGACATAACTTCTCTAGCTTCAATTTCACTTCTTGGATAAAACATAAAATCAAATTGAAAATTTCTCAGTTTTGGTGAACTATACAATACTTCCAAATGAGGATTTGTGACACCACCGATGGTATTAGCTAAAACGGCTTGAACTGTATTTTGACCTAGAGAATTTAAGACACCTCGTCTTCTAGCAACTTCTAGAATGAAAGGAGAAAGATTCGATGCTGTTCCTCTAATACCGGAAGAATTCATTATACTGTCGCGTAAAACAGAAAGTGCTGCTGTTGCACCAGGAAGTAATTCTCCACCCAGGGATAATTCCGAATATTCTTGTTGATGTGTATATGCTAATGTGTTTGGCATATAAAGTGCTATACTATCAGTAGTTCTTTTCAATCGCCTCAAAAATGTGGTATCATTTATTCCGTTTTTTAATTGTTTCGCGAAGTCTGAAAAAACACCACCAATATTTTCAAGAGTCTCAACAAGACCTGGAGAAATTGAATTCGCATATTCTGAAGCTTTAGCTCCAGTGCCTTGAATAGAATTTTGAAAATTCAAAAGTTGATTCCATGTCGAATCATCAACAAACCCCCTGATTGAATCTGCGGGATCATTGATAGCACTATTTAACCAATTAATAGCATTGTCTGTATTTCCCACTGCTGTGGCTGTTCCAAATCTTTGTGCTATCCTTTTTCTATCAGAAATGATTGTAGGATCTGTAGTCGTATCTGTATATGTGTAAGCACTCTTCTCTTGACGATTTATATGGATAACCATATAATGACCTTTATCGACATTTCCCAAGTCTATGGGATATCTCAATAAATTGTGTTCATAATTCTGTAAATTGGATAAAGGCTCAAAAGTTCTATTGTCGGACTTAGTGAATTTTACGTCCGTTAGATTGAAAAAGCTCATATTGATCCTATAGGTTGACTACATATTTATATGTCATATGGTACCAATTCATATAAAGGCTGGTTTCAGCCAAAAAAACCCGAAAAATACAAAGGAGATGCGAAAAACATAATATTTCGATCTTCTTGGGAACTTCGGTGTATGAAATATTTTGATGATAATCCTAATATTTTATGGTGGTCTTCAGAAGAATTAGCTATACCATATATTTCTCCAGTAGACAATAGGAGACATCGTTATTTTCCCGATTTCATCATAAAAGTGAAAAGAAAAGATGATACGGTGATGACATATGTTGTTGAAGTTAAACCTGAATCTCAAACTAAAAAGCCAGTTCAAGGAAAAAGAAAGACAAAAAAATTTCTAAAAGAAGCTGCAACATACGCAGTAAATCAAATGAAATGGAAAGCAGCCGATGAATTTTGTCAGGAACATGGATGGGAATTCAAAATCTTAACTGAGAAAGATTTAGGAATTTAAATAAATAAGCGATGGCTTACTTAATAGACAGAATAAATCAACAATTGGCAAAAACTGGTTATCAAGCCAGAAGTCGCCAAGCTAGGGACTGGCTCAAATCAAAAATACCAGATTTGAATCCAACTGTGAGAAAAGTCGTTTCTGATAAAAATCGCTATGTATCAAATAACATAGTAGGTAAAATGTATTTCTTTTACTATGATCCGAAAACAAAAGATGAACTTCCATACTATGATAGATTTCCTTTAGTTATTCCCATTCAAATGTATAGAGATGGTTTTTTAGGATTAAATTTACACTATATTCATCCTAAACATAGGATAATACTTTTGGACAAATTGAGTGAACTAGCATCAAATAATAAGTTTAATGAAACTACGAAACTTAGACTAAGCTATTCTGTTCTATCATCATTTTCAAAAGCATTTGAGGCTACTCCATGTTTGAAGAGATATCTCTCATCTCATGTGCAATCGAGATTTGTTCAAATTGAAGCGAATGAGTGGGATATCGCAGCATTATTGCCGGTCGAGCAATTTGAAAAAGCCAGTACATCAAAAGTTTGGTCAGACTCAAGGAAAAAATTCTAATGTCATTTTTACCACAATTATTCTACTCAAATTTAAATGCTAAGGGTGGACCTGCTAAATCAAATAGATTTCAGGTAATACTTCCAATTCCACAATATATTTCCCGATTCGTAGAAAATAGTGTAATTGAGAAGCTTTTCAATCTACCGACAACAGTATTTTCGGAGATAACATCAAGTATCGCTGGAACAGGCACTCTAGATGCGAATCCTCAATTAACCAGATATCTCGCTTTGCAATGTGAAAGTGCTTCTCTGCCTGGCAAAACGCTACAAACTGCCGATGTGAACATATACGGTCCAGGATTTAAAGTTCCTTATCTAGCAAATTATGGTGAATTAAGTCTGACATTTATTTGTACGAATGATTTTTATGAGAGAAAACTTTTCGATAGATGGATGGAAGCAATAATTCCCTTAGATACACATAATCCTAGATTTCCAAAAGGCAATCAAAGTACATATTTGACCAATATACAAATAATACAGTATAACGATTTTATAAAACAAATTTATGCGATTGAGTGTATCGATTGTTTTCCAATCGGTATATCACCACAACAGGTAAGTTGGGGTGATGATGGTTTTCATCGCTTGACTGTTACAATGGCATATCAAAAACAGAAAACAATTTACAACGGAACAGTTGATTATACTGCTTTGGCAACAACACTTTTAAGCTCTTATATCGCAGGAACACCTGTAGCTGATGCATTGAGAGCACAAGTTAAAGGATTTTCAGCTACACTACAAAAATTATTTTAATTTGGAGATAATATGTTACCCAAAATTGACGTACCAATATATGATTTGACATTACCATTATCTAAAAAGAACATAAAATTTCGACCTTTTCTCGTAAAAGAAGAGAAGATATTATTGATGGCAGTAGAATCGCAAGACGAAAACGCTATAACTTTAGCAATAAAACAAATTTTAAACAATTGTTGCATTACAGAATTAAATGTTGAAGACCTTCCTATATTGGATCTAGAATTTTTCTTTTTGAATTTAAGGGCTAGATCAATAGGAGAACTAATAGAATTACAATATAAATGTAACAACATTATACCAGAAAAAGAAGAAGATGACAAGACATGCGGTAATTTGGTTAAATTATCTTTCAATGCATTAGAAGTTGCGCCTGAAGTGGACTCGAATCACTCGAATAAAATTCAGTTAACAGATAAACTAGGGCTAATGATGAAATATCCTAGTTTCACGCTATCTGAAAAGATTAAAGATATGGAAGAAGTTGAGGGCATAATTAAAATCATCGTAGATTGTATAGATTTCATTTATGATGAAGAGGCAGTTTATTATTCCAAAGATGTTGATGAAAAGGAGATGATAGAATTTATTGATAGTCTATCCAGAGAACAGTTTACAAAAGTACAAAATTTCTTTGATACTATTCCTAAATTAAAAAAGGATTTAAAATTCACTTGTACAAAATGCAAGTATGAAGAAACTCTAGTACTAGAAGGAATCCAAAGTTTTTTCGTATAACTTTTCGTCATGACAATCTATCAAATCATTATCAAACAAATTTTGCAATGATGCAACATCACAAGTATACATTACAAGATTTAGAGAATATGATGCCTTGGGAAAAAAATCTATATGTAACCATGTTGTTGAGACATATAGAAGAAGAAAATGATAGAATAAAACAACAAATACAAAATAGAAAAAGGTAGAAAATGGCAAAGTTCACCGACATATACAAACAAGAACTTAAAAGTAGAGGTGTCATATCTTCTATAGGAAGTTCTGTTTTAAAACAGACTAAAGAAAGACTGGATCCTAGAAATATTCTATTTGGTGGAAAAGGATTCATTGGAGCAACTGGAAGAAAAATATTCGGTGAAGGCTTTAAGGCCGTTCCTCAAAGAAAAATGAAAGAAGATGGAGAAGATTTAAAAGCACAAGCATTCGGTGCTCTACTTGAATCTTCCAAAAGAACTGAAAATAGATTAGAAATAATTGGTAAAAATACTATGCCTCTGAGAGGAATATCAAGAGACATAAATGTTGTCAGACAAAATATTATAAAGTTAGTGAAATTACAGGGAGGAATAAGCACTAATAAAGCCGATGCATTCTTTCGGTCACAAAGAGAGGAAGAAGCTGCATATGAAAACTCTTTGAAAAAAATGAGTGCAAAACAACCTGAAATCAAAAAGGTTAGTAATGAAACTAAAGAAACAGGCAGTGGTCCTTTTGCTGCATTGAAAACTTTTGGAAATGTCTTACTATCAACTCTAGCTGCTACACTTGGTAAAATACCTGGTTTAATTATAGATGGTATAAAAGGAATATTTAAAAATTTACCCGTGTTATTGAGTGCTGGTGTTGCTGGTACAAAATTTACTGCTAAAGCGTTGTGGTCTGCTTTAAAATTTGCAGGCAGTAGATTGCTACTTCCTCTAATAACAACACCTGCTGGACTTGCTATACTAGGAACAGCAGGAATAGCTTGGTTAATTAAAAATCTTTTGGATGATGATGAAGAGGATCCTTTAAAACAATTTGGCACAGAAGTCGAGAGAGATGAAAATACTGGTGCACCAACGGATGGTGGAAAATTACAGATGAGATTGAATCAGCTCGTTGGTAAAGTAAAAGCCGGAAAAGTGTTAAGTCCTTCCCAAACATATGGACTTGGTTCCATCGATACTAAAGATTCAAAGCAACTTGAGAATTTTTTACAGAAATTGGAAGACCTTGGTGGTGAAGAAAGAATGTTGGCTGCAAGATATAGATCAGAAACTAGTGGAATACCTTTAGAAGATGTTTTAAAATCTATTGAAGAGCAATCCAAATCGAGAGCCGAGGAGCGTAGTTTGTCACAAATGGGAGCTATGAGTTTGGGAGAAGGTAGTTATGCTTCACTCAGAATACCGGGAACAGTAATGGAAAGACCAGGTCCTTTAGGACCTCGAAGTATTACACCAACCAGAGTTCCGTCGGATTACATTGATCCAGGAAAAGCGCAAATTTTAAACGAAATTGGTTTAAAAGAATCTAGAGGTGATTATAATGCATTAGTTTATGGAAAAAATACACCAAGTAGAGCATCATTGACTAATATGACTTTACAAGAAGTGATGAATTATCAAGATGGAATGGTGTCAAGAGGACATGCATCAACTGCTGTAGGTAAATATCAAATAACGAAAGATACTCTAGATGAATTTGCAAAAAAGACTGGCGTATCTTTAAGTGAAAAATTTACCCCAGAGATACAAGATAAAATAGCAGCAAAAATATTGGATGAGGCTGGTTATTCGAGATTTGCGAGAGGAGAAATTTCCAGAGACCAATTCACAAATAATGTGGCGCGCCGCTGGGCTTCTATGCCCACTACCGAAGGAAAGTCTTTTTATGACGGTATAGCTGGAAATAAGAGTTTAATATCACTTCAGAGTGTTCAACAATTATACTCTAGTTCGGCAGCATTAACTGCGGCAACCAACAGCTTAAAGGATATGCAAAATGCCGCACAAATTGATAGCGGAGGAACAACAACTGTAATCACAACGCCATCTGCTTCGACTCCTGCTCCTATGCAAGCACCAGATAAAGTATCTGCTTTAAATGTTGATGCACTTCAACTTTTTGCTGGTGTTTATGCGTAATAAAAACCCCGCCGAAGCGGGGTTTCTTTTT